CAGTGAACACGTCTAACAGCTCGTAATCAACGCAAGCTGTTAAACATTTGGACAAAACTGACAACAATTGTTGTTCAGCTTCATGGGCTCCAATACCATACCTAGCAAAAAAGAATTCGCTGGTGTCCGTGTTGGACTTGTGATTCGCCGTGGCCATGCTTTTATACATGGCTCTGTCGTCGACGAAAGTGTTCTTTGCCACACTTTTCAACAAGCCCAATTGATGTCTCGCGTACGCTCCCAAGACGGGTACAAAACCCGCCTCGATGCGTAAACCGAGGAGCATCCCCTTCACATCGCCTTCATCCAATTTCCGCATCGAGAACCCGATCTTAGGCAACCTCTTGCCTATCTTAGGTCCCAATACGTATCCGCCCTCAACGGGCCAGAACAATGAAGAACAATATTCCACGTCATACCATTCATGAGAAACTTGGACTTTCGTTTCGAAGCCCAATGTCTTATTGAATAGCATGAGGTGGTCTTTCAACGCCTTGACTTTTGCATCAGCCAAGTGGCCACGGATGACGATCAAACTATCGTCACCGTGGACAAGCATCTTGAACTCACGTACACCAAACAGATTCAAAGCTCTCTCAGCTTTGACTCCGTTGATGTAAGTATTGCTCACCGAAGTAGTAGCGCTTCCACTAGTCATAGTATAGTCCACACTATACTTGGCTCCGTGGGCGCTATAACCCTCAATTTTTACCATTGATGTCTTGGCGAATTTGACATCACCATAGTCATCAGCGCCACACTTAGTCAAAACGCGGTCGAAACATCTGTAACTGCGTTTGCCCAAATGAGCGTCGTACCTACTCTCATCTAATTCAATAAGAGTAACATCTTCGTCACCGAATTGGCTCCTCCAAGCGCCAATATCTTCGGCAGTCATGCCGGAAGTGTAGGTGATGTGATGATCAGCGTCCCAAATTGTTTTCAACTGGGCCGAAACCTGATGCACGAAAGGGCCGAAAGATACATTCAATCGATCGGAACTGGCTTGGATACCTCGGGGATCGAAATCCTCTGGTTCTGCGCCACCCTTCATGGTGAGCTCACGTTTAACGAACATGGCTCTCCGGAAATCTACCTTATTCAAGGGGTCCGTCTTTAACGACTCCCAAGCGATTAGTTGGTTGTTCTGCTTCCCTTTAGGAAACTTCGCGTTCCAAGTTTCAAAATCATTCTCTGTTTCGAAACCATCAACTTTCTTAAAAGCTGATGCATATCGTAAGGCCCACATATCTACATCGTCCCAAGCTGAACTATCAGCCGCGGGAACTTCCATCAGGCATCTATTAGCTAAGCCCACCGATTCGTTATTTAACGAAGCGTACGGCACCAATGGAATGTAATTAGAAAATGTGGTACAAACCGGATAAAATTGTGGTTTGTCTTCTATATGCTCGCGATCGGTCTTTTTAAGGACCGATCCCGCGCGTGTCTGTTTGAGAACCTTCGTACTTTCGTAGCCAGGCAAGCCAAGCGGCCAACCTTTCTTAGCATCGAAGGTGGGACCAGGCGCCGAAGCCCTGGTCTCGTTGTAGGAGTCTATGGTGACTGAACCGATCTCTTCCTCGAAACTAGATGACCCGCAAGGCAACCAATCCCAAATGGAATCGAAACCGCGCAAAGACATCACGTTGCCAAGTTGCTCATACAGCCTCAAATGGCGGGGTCTACACAGCTTATTGAAGACGACAATTTCATCCTCCAAGCATAGTAA